AACAGACGCTAGACAACATAGCCAGCGAGGTGCACATGCATCTGGCTACTGCTGGCTTTCCAGTGGATACCAACGCTACTTTAACCAGCGATTATGCCCGTGTGCAGGCATGGCTCAAAACTCTAAATGAGGATGGAGCGGCAGCATTTCTCTGTCAGATGAACCCAATAGCGGGGAATGCTGAAAGTGGGGAGAATAATCCATCAGCTTTTTGGAGTTCTAAGTATAAGAAGGGGCTGGAGATGATAGCCAAGGGTGGGCTGGATGCTCTAGGCTTGTCGAGAACAACGACAAACGCTGACCTGATGTTTTCGGGTAGTTCTCAGGATGATGACGGAAATGAGAAACTGCCTATCTTCACCAGGGCAATGCATGACTATCCAACTTCAAGAGACTTGACGGAGTAATTGATGCCTAAAGCAGAAGGGGCTATAACCTTTACCCCAGTGGGATGGGATGAGCTTGCGGATAAATATAGAGGCAGCAGGGAAGTCATCTTGCGGGGAATGAACACAGCCTTTCGCCGCATGGGGAAGCATATGGTCACTGAACTAAAGGCTTATACGCCAGTGGGAGTAACCCACAATTTGCGGAATAAAACTGTGGCAGAGGTATTAGGCACTGCGGAGGATATGAGACTAGAAATACGCCAATCCGCATGGAGTGGGAGTTATCCTTATGGAGTGGGAGTTAGGATGAGCACACGTCCTCATTGGCCTCCCTACCGGGCGCTGATTCCATGGGTTAAACTTCGGTGGGGGCTATCGGATGAATTGGCTCCTAGAGCGGCCTTTTTACTGGCTCGCAGGATTAGTAGAGTAGGAACAAAGGCTAATCCATATCATGTCAGGGCATTGGAGGCGAATAAAGAAGCTCTCCGGGAAATAGTAATCGAAGAAGTTGAAAAAGCTATCAAGCTAATAGGGCAGGCAGCATGACTATTGCGAATGTCAGGGATAAGCTGAAAGTAGGTTTAGAGCAAATTGTGGGACTGACGGTGCACAAAGAGCCTCCTAATGCATTGCCAAAAATGCCAGCAGTGATAGTAGACTGGGATAGGAGTGCCGCAGATTACATGCTTCCAGGGAACACGGCCTTGTGGGGTTTCCGTGTAGTGCTACTTATTGCCAAAAATGAAGGGCAAGAAGCCTATAAGTCCCTCGATGAATACATTGATAAGACAGGCACGAAGAGCATCAAGGCAGCAATTGAGGGGCAGTCAGTTGGCAATTGGGCGGTGGTGACAAGGTGCGAGAATCCAGGTATGATTGTGTACATGGGCACGCCGTTTTATGGGGCTGAATTTGTTGTATCCTGTATGGACACAACGTAGGAGATAGATATGCCGACACATGGGAAAGGGTCGAAGATATTCCTGGCTGAATACGATGTCAGCGGAGAATCCAGGAGTTTTGAGCCGAAATGGGAGAAGGATACAGTTAAGGTCGGGGCTTTCGGAGATGTAGCGCATCGCTATTTAGATGGAGCGGTAGGGGCTTCAATATCGCACAAAGGGCTATTTGACCTCTCGGCATTATCCTGGGATCGCTGGCTATATGATAATCTTGGCTCATTCAGTGGGAAAGGAATTACTGTTATTCCAGGAACTCCATCACTGGCAGGTATAGCCTACAATGGGGAGGTCTTGGAGGCATCTTGCGCAAGACAGATAGCAATCAATGATATTGTTGCCGTGGATGCGGAATATAAAATCAACGGCATGCTAGGGCGTGCAAAGATAATCGAATACGAGATGGATGCCGCTGTGGGGGCACAGACTGGGGCAGGGGTAAACATAGGTGCAGCATCATCTGCGGAGATGTGGCTAGTAACAATCCACTGTGTAGAATTTAATGGCTCTGGGACTTATACAATTAAACTTCAAGAGTCGAGCGATGATGGAAGCTCAGATGCCTATGCTGATGTTACTGGCGCAGCACTGACCATATCTGCTATTGGTAGCCTTGTGACCACGGTGGCAGGGGCACGTGAGGCATGGGCCAGAGTGGTAACTACAAAATCAATAGATGCAACAGCTAAATTCATCGTCTCAGTGGCGAAAGTGTCATTACAATAATAGGAGGGTTTTAATATGGGAACTCCAGTGCATGGCAAAGATTTATATCACAAAGTCGGAGGAATAGAGCAGCGCACGCTGACTAAAAATATCGGGATAGATGTGAACGTTGATACGGTCGAGGTGCAGGCTGCTGGGGATACAGCTAAGAAATCCCTGGAAGGTATTTACGGCTGGAAAATGGGGGGTGACTATTTATGGGATGGATTGTCGGGCAATATAGACCACATGATTCTGACGCAAATAACCTCCGGGCCGGTAATCGTGCAGGTGATACCGTTCGGGGCTACGGGCAGCGCTAACATGCCCCGTTTCCATGGTTCGTCTCTTATTACCTCGTATTCAATCCAGATACCTGCAGATGGGGTGATAACCTGTAAAGCTGAATTTCAGGGAACTGGGATTCTTAACCGATACCTGAGCGGCACGTAAGGAAAAGGGAGAGGAGAAAATATGGGACATCTCGCTAGCAGGGAGACAGTGCGATTAGAGCTAAGCGATGGACTGTGGATTGAAGCCAAGAAAGAATTGAACTACGGTGAATTGCGGAAACTGCGCTCCGCCGTAGTTTCTTACGGGCTCGATGGCGAGCCGAGGATTAAAGCCAGCATGGAAGATGTTCAGCCGCTTTTTCTTGCTACTTCCCTTGTGGATTGGAGCCTGGAGAATAATGGGCAGAAGTTATCCATCACTTCAGAGATAGTAGACAGCCTTAATCAGGATTTAGTGACAG